ATTACCAGCTAAGTCACCAATTGATACAGCACTTGCACCTTGATTAGTCTCGGCTGCATTATTACCAATTGCTACTGCGTTGACGCCTTGTGATGTTTTACCTGCTTCGTCACCAATTGCTACAGATTCGGTACCTTGAGTTACTGAGCCGGCGTTTCGTCCAATGGCAATTGCGTCTGGACCGTTAGCATTATTAATATTAGTAATAGCTGCCCAAGTGGTTGCACCACCGCCACCACCGATTAGAGTACCACCTGCGGTTGCCCCATCAGATACTCGTAATGCTCCATTCGCCTGATCCCAGAAAATATCTCCTGGTTTGCCTATATAATCTGTTGCTGCTGTTGCGCCCATTCTATCAGCGTATGCTTTGTATGTAGATGCCATTATTTTTTCCTATTATGTGTTATTTATCTTAAGTTTCGTTTTGGTCGCCGAGCGCTTTAACGTAGTTAGCCATTCTGTTAGTCTCTAATATGTCCATTAGTTGTCTTTAGTATATTTTGTATAGTTATCCATTGAGTGGTCGGTAAGGCCGTCAAAAGGCTTTAGTTTAATCCACGAAGTAACGATACCTCTTAATTTGTCTTTCAGTTTTCTCCACCAAGCAAGGTTCTTAATAATACCATTATAATTAAAATACATAACTTGCCCATGATGGCGATATCCCATAAACCAAGGTGGTATAACAGTTACAAGATCGTTATTATTTACAAAACGATAATGTTCTAAATCTTCGCATTCTTTTACAAATTTTCCGTTACCTACTCTTGGTGATCCAAAAGTATATAGAACGGGTTTGTGTTCCATTAATCGAGACCCAGCAATTGTTGCCATGGCTCCACCTAATGAATGTCCACATATACTTAATCTTTTGGTTTTGAGTTCTTTACCGATTACCTTTAATATGTCTTCCCAGATATCATCGATTTCTGTTTGGAATCCATTATGTACCCAACCACCAACCTGCGCTTTATCAGGCCAGATGTTAAGGTCTGCTTTGAGATCGTTGATTTCTGTTGGTTCGGTTCCTCTACAGCATAAAACAAATTCTTCTTTGTTCCATACACAATGAGCTTGTGCGCCGTCGTGGTCAATAAAGGTATGACCAGTATAGCCAAGAGCTTTAAAATCTCTTTTTGCTATAGGTCCGTCTTCGTAGGCAATCTTTGCCATTTCTGCTTTGAGAATGGCTTCACTTTTTACATCAGAAAATTGTACTTCTTTTTTCATATTAGCTCCATTTGGATATATACAATTGTGTTCAGTTATTATTTATAAATAGTTTCATATACTATTAATAGATTTATTATTAAAAAACAAAGGTGAAAGAATGTCAAACAACTTAAAAGAACTAACCCGTGCTCATCATGATAACGCAGAAAGAACAGAATTTGCAGATTTGTTATTAAGCGGTGAGATTAGTCCTAAACTATACCAAGAATACCTGCATGCTCAACTGCAGAACTATAGAGCTTTAGAAGGTGCGGTTTCTGTACCTATGGAACTGGAGCCTATCTTTAGATCAACCGCAATAGAAGAAGATCTCCAAGAAATCGAAGCTCTATATGATTTAGAAGAAATCGAAGATGATCTTCAGTCAACCAGAGAATACGTTAAACACATTCATACTTTATCAGAAGACGAAAATAACGATGGCCTGATTGCCCATTTATATGTTCGTCATTTCGGTGATGCACATGGTGGTCAAATTATTAAACGTAATGTTCCTGGGTCAGGTCTTATGTATGAATTTGAAGATCGTAGAGAACTCATTGCATTAACGAGAACACTGTTACACGACGGTATGGAAGCAGAAGCAAAGAACTGCTTTGAATACGCAGAGAGATTGTTCCACGAATTAATTGAAAGGTTCCATAACAATTCAGAAGAATACGAATCAGAGAATTACGCTTTGGCTCGAAAGATGGGTACCTTTGAGGAAGAGTAATGATTGTTGATTCAGAACTATTCGACCAATTAAGAAGCCTTGCTGCAACGTTAATTAACGACTTTGACTCCTCAATGGATCGAGTTGAGAATAAAAACCACACGGCTGACCTTGAAGGTTGGAAAGATTACTTTTGGGAAAGCGATACGATTCGTAAAGCGCATCTCAAGACAATTGAACCTGTTGGAAAGAATAAGTTATGGTTAATGCATATTAACTTCTTTCCAAGAGAACATGTTGATCTACCTATCTTCGGATTAGATATTGTTGCGAATCCTAAAAAGATTAGCGGTTGCTTTTGTGACTACTCTCCAATAGATATTCTTCACAATGATAAACATCCGTATATGATTAAGTTTAGAACTGCAACCGAAAGCCTTGAATGGAAGAAAGAAAGGATAATGCCAGATTGGGCGTTAGAGATCTTTTCGGAAAACATTGTAGGTGCTGGTGCAATTCGTTCTGGTGAAGAAACGGAACAACTTGTTAACATGGCTTTGGAACTATCAAGATTCTATACAATGGAGATGGACAATCCTCAATACACTAAGAGATGGATTAATACTCTCGAAGCACAGAACAAGTATTGTGAAAAACAAAAACTTAATAGAATGCTTCATAGTTCAATTTTGGCAATGGGAATAACCGAGGAACGTAAGAATCAATACGTAGAAAACGTACTCTTTCAGGAAGTCTAACCTATAACGAAATGTAATATAATCTATTACTAAATATAATATAAATTTATAGCGGTTTTTTCTTCAACTCTGTATATATATTTTCTGTTACCGCCGGTAACATAATTTTATTTAATATATACCTCAAGAAGGAGAGAGATGACCACTTTAGCATTGATTGCTAGATACGAAAAATTAAGAGATAATGAAAAAGTATGTAGATTTTGTGAGATCACAAAAGCCCTGTCGCTGATTACATTCCCTATCGTCCTGCCGTTCTTTATCATTGCCGTCACGTTATCTAGTTATTAATAAATAGATTGACATCTGGCGCAAAACTTGTTATAATATATCCGTTCGATTGAAAAGGTTAACCCCTAACTGATTGAGCGGATTTTTATACATTTCAGAAAATAACCATTGACATACACAGCAAACTGTTGTATAATAGTCTAACAAATCAAACAAAACATTTTAAAAATTAACAAAAATAACTATTGACATATCCTGGCAACTAGTATATAATATAAGGTATACATGACTAAAAAAGAAACTAAGGAAAAACTTGATATGTCCGTTGTTGCTTTAACACCAGATAAAATCCACCACGAAATAAGTAGACACATCTCTAATGGCGTACCATATATTGATGCGCTTGTTGATTACTCTGAGAAGAATGGTATTGAAATTGAGACTATCGCACAAATCGTAAAGAAGAGTTCGGTGTTGAAAGAAAAGATACGGACTGAGGCAGTTAGTTTAAGAATGGTGAAGAAAGAAGATGAACAAGATATCACAGACTTTAGTAAGTGATGATTCGTTTAACGCGTACGTTAAATTTCTGGCACTAAAGAAACATTTTACGACGGACAGTTACGATTACTTTAAATATAATGGAAAGGTACGAGCAAACCGCGAAACCTTTATGGCTCGTAACGATGCTTATTCTTTTGCTAAATTGGCAAAGAAAGATGATTACATTAATTTAATTATGAGTAATCTTTTAATAAATAAAAATATCTGGGTTCGAGATCTACTCGACAGTGAAGGAGAAGCCAGATACACGAATTGGAGGAAGAGGGTAGAATCGTTAGGTTATATCTTCAAATCCGAGCTTGCTCATCTTGATGATGAATACAAGCGAAACTTTATATCAAAGGATGGACAACATCCGCACGTAATGACATTGTTCTTACAAAGGAAGATTAGTTTGGAAACATTTACTATTCTTGCTCATAGCGCGAATATATTTTCGTACTGGCAAGAAAAAGTAGTTGACAAACACGTATCTTTTGATATAATAAACAAATCTAGAAAGTATAAACCCTTTTTGGATTATAACGAAGAACGGTTCGCGAAATTAATCAAAGACCATTTTTCACTTTAAATACTACGTATATAACGCTATATCAGGAGAACTAATTATGGCACTAACAGACTTTTCTTCACTTAAGAAGAACCGCTCGAAGACTCTCGACAAGTTGAATTCACAACTAGAAAAGATATCTTCAAAATCCTACTCAGATCCGAACGCAGGAAAATTTTGGAAACCAACAAGAGATAAGGCAGGAAATGGCTTCGCAGTCATTAGATTCCTACCAGCCTCTAAAGGTGAAGAAATGCCTTTCGTACGAATTTGGGATCACGGTTTCCAAGGACCAACAGGCCTTTGGTATATCGAGAACTCGTTAACCACCTTAAATCAGGATGACCCAGTATCAGAGTTTAACTCTAAGCTGTGGAACTCTGGTGTTGAAGCTGATAAAGAACAAGCACGTAAACAGAAGCGCAGGCTGAAGTATACTGCTAACGTCTATATCGTTAAAGACCCAGGCAATACTGAAAATGAAGGTAAAGTATTCATGTATCAGTTTGGTAAAAAAATCTTTGATAAATTGAATGATCTTATGAACCCTACGTTTGAAGATGAAGAACCAACCAACCCGTTTGATTTTTGGGAAGGCGCAAACTTCAGATTGAAGATCCGTCAATTCGAAGGTTATCCGAACTACGATAAATCTGAGTTTGATCCTGCTACTCCATTGTCAGAAGATGATGAAGTATTGGAAAGAATTTGGGGAGAACAACATTCTCTACAGGAATTAGTATCAGAAAGTAATTTCAAATCTTACACTGAACTAAGAACTAAATTGTATCGAGTACTTGATTTACAAAATGATGCACCGACTGCTTCGGCACCGGTTACTGAAACGGCAGATGAATTGGATTTATCCAGTATGTCTAACGACTCGTCTGAGCCAACAATGGCAACGGCAGAACCTTCAGTAGGCTCAACCGCTAGTGATGATGATGATGACCTTAGTATTTTTAAGGAATTGGCTCGTAGTTAATACCAGCATGGGGGTCTTCGGATCCCCTTTTTTTAAAGGAGACAAAATATGTCTATAGAAAAAGAAACCACCATCCTTGATTTTGATTTTGGTTTTACTGCTGTTGATGCTGAAGAATTAGAAGTCGTTCAACAAGCAAAGGCCGAGGTTACTACAACCGCTGCTTCTGCTAATGCGAGCGCTGCTAAGGCCCAATTATTATATGATGCGGTAGTACCGCTATTGAATAACTTAAAAGCAAACCCTGAAAAGGATTACATCTATTGGCCAAACCGATATGAGAAACTCGATGCGTTCGCCGATAAGTTATATACAATTCTAAGTGGAGAATAAAAAATGAGTTTACTCGATAAAATGTTGAAGGCAGGTTCGGTCAAAGGATCTTCGGTTCTTTCCAAATCTAACTTCTTTCAAGCAAAAGATCCTATTAAAACAGATCTTCCTATTGTTAATATTGCCTTTAGTGGTAGTCTTAACGGTGGATTGATTCCTGGGTTAACAGTCTTAGCTGGTGTATCTAAAAGTTTCAAAACGCTTTTGGGTTTATATTGTATGAAGGCATACCTTGATAAGTATAAGGATGGCGTTGCTATTCTATATGATTCAGAATATGGTATCACACCTGATTACTTACAAAGTTTTGACATTGACATTGACCGTGTTATTCACGTGCCATTGGAAGATGTAGAACAGTTAAAGTTTGATTTAACAAAACGTCTTGATGAAGTTACTAAAGGCGATCATGTTATGATTCTGATTGACTCAATTGGTAACCTTGCTTCGAAGAAAGAAGTCGAAGATGCCATGTCTGAAAAATCAGTTGCTGATATGTCGCGTGCAAAACAGATCAAGTCGTTGTTCCGTATTGTTACACCTAAGCTGACTACACGTGACATTCCTTGTATCGCTATTAACCATGTATATCAGGAGATGGGATTATTTCCAAAAGCTGTTGTATCTGGTGGTACAGGTATTATGTATAGTGCAAACCAAGTATTCATTATTGGTAAAGCCCAACAAAAGGATGGCAAAGATCTAGAAGGTTTCAAGTTTACTATTAATATTGAAAAGTCAAGATACGTTAAAGAAAAATCAAAACTTCCTTTCACTGTATTGTTTGATAAAGGTATTCAGAAATGGTCATCGTTAATGGAATTGGCTTTGGAGTCAGGACATCTTGTTTCTAAAACTCAAGGCTGGTATAACGAAATCAATATGGAAACCGGTGAAGTACTTGAACCAAAACGTAGAGCAAAGGATATCATGGACGATGATGCATTCTTTGAACGTCTAATGGCATGTCCTAAGTATAACGAATACATTGAACGTAAGTTTAAATTAAACGCAGCAGTAATGGGAGATAGTAATGCTCGAGAAAACGATCTTATCGAATCTGATACTTAATGAGGATTTTTGCCGTAAGGTATTTCCATATTTAAAAGATGATTATTTCGATGATTTGGTTCTTCGTAGCGTATTTGAAACGGCTTCGGACTACTTGGAAAAGTACAAGGAGCCGCCTTCATTAGAAGCTCTCAAGATTGCTGTTGATAAAAGAAAGGATCTATCGGAAGATACGTATCAGGGTGTACACCAATTAGTTGACAGCATGTCAATTGATACGGACACTCAATTAGATTTCTTACTTGATGAAACTGAAAAGTTCTGTCAGGACAAAGATCTATATAATAGTATACGTAAATCCATTATGATCCTTGATGGCCAAGACTCTGAACTTGGCAAAGGAGAAATTCCAAAACTGTTATCCGATTCGTTGGGTATCAGTTTTGACTCTTCTGTCGGTCATGACTTCCTTGAAGATGTTGACGATCGTTATGAACATTATCATCGCAAAGAAGAACGCATTCCGTTCGATATAGAAATCTTAAACAAAATTACAAAAGGTGGCATACCTCGTAAATCTATGACTGTCTTGTTGGCAACAACAGGTGGTGGTAAGTCTTTACTTAAATGTCACATGGCAGCAAATCATTTGATGTTTGGTAAGAACGTATTATACATTACAATGGAAATGGCTGCAGAAGAAATCGGTCGTCGTATTGACGCAAACATTATGGATATTACACTCGACGAAGTTGCTGAAATACCTCGTGATGTATTTGAAAAACGAATGGCTCGATTAAAAGGCAAGACAACAGGCAAACTCATTGTGAAGGAGTTTCCAACAGGTTCTGCTCATAGCGGTCACTTCCGCCATCTGCTTAACGAATTGAAACTCAAAAAGAACTTTGCTCCTGATATTATCTTTCTTGATTACTTGAACATCTGTTCATCTGCTCGAGTTAAAGGTGCAGCTGCAGCAAATAGTTATACTTTAGTAAAATCAATTGCAGAAGAAGTACGTGGATTGGCAATGGAATACAATTGTGCAATCGTTACCTCTTCTCAGTATAATCGTGATGCGTATGGTAACTCTGACGTTGATCTAACAAATACATCTGAGTCAATGGGTATTACTCATACTGCTGACTGTATATTAGGTTTGGTCAGTTCTGAATATCTTGA